ATAATTATCTTTCGCCCACCCACTTCCTTTCAACGTAAAGTTGGTGGCACAAATTACTCTTTTCATTTCAGTGGACGTGCCACGATCTAAAGCACAAGCCCCACAATGGGGGCTTGGATCTTTGAATGCTTGCAAGCGCTCAACAGCGTTATTGCAAACACCGCACACAAATCGATACAGCGGCATTGATTCGACTAATCTTCGAATACAACCGGTGCCGGCTCTGCCGAAGGTGTCGGTGATGCTGGTGGAGTCACAACAGTTTCTGATTGAACAGTGTTTGACGCCATGGCTACCACAAGCTGTTTGATCAGGTCTTTCAACTCACTGTCGTCGGTCTTCTTGTTTGAAAGCGCGGAAACCAACTCATCTGGAATCGGACTTGTTTGTACGTTCACAGTCGTCGTCACCGGAACACCGTTTCGATAAAGAAGGTCTTCCTGGTTTTCAAGGTCAACAAACTTCACGATGAAAAATACACGTTCAATCTGTTCTGCATCGAAATCGATTTTAACGTCGTAATCGATAACAGCCCATTCACCATTTGGTTGAGAGTGGTTGATTGTTTTCAACATGCCTTTGATGCTGTTTCGAACAATGTTTGCCCACCCTTCTGCGGTTACCTTGCCTTGAAGCGAATGAAGGTTCCATGCTGAATCGCCAAGACGAGTTCTGAAGCTACTGCATGACTTTGCTTTCTTGTTTGAGATTTTGAATGACGTTGCGACTTCATTCAGAATGTTCAACAGAGACGATGTTTGGTTGATAAATACTTTCTTCTGTCCGATCCCTTTTTCTTCTTTTCGTCCAAGAAAAGGGTTTCGGGCTTTTTCTGCTTCGTCAAAAAGACTCATTACTATGCTCCTGATCTACTTACGTGATCGGTTTTTTGATTTTGAAATTACTCTCAGATTTTTCTTTCGATTATCGGTTGGATTGCCATTTTTGTGATCAACATCTTTGCCGTCACCTTTTTTGGCTTTGCCAACCATTTCCATGATACGTCGCGCTGCATTTCTTCCAGCGCGACGTTTTTTTTGTTCAGGCTTGCTGTGATATTCACGGTACTCTTTTTTGTAGTCTCTCGCCAAAACAACCTCTTTGATTACTATTCAGCAGTTGTATCTTCGCTTAAAGCCGTCACAACATCAGTCAGTTTACTATCATCGACTAACATATCAATCTGTTCTTCCAACAGGTTTAACGTACTATCTTGTTCGATCTGCTCAGTCATATCTACAACCTTGAGATCCTCTGCTGGAGCATCTTGTATGCCGTCGTGCTCATACGCGCTGTTGGTATACTCATCCATCGGAACGATTCCGCGAGCAAAAGCGTACCTAAGACCGGTCTTCAAGGCCATTTCAATCGGCCACTGGCCCCACGGTGATTGATTCTTGTTTCGCTTATATGCGTCTGAGTTTGCTCGGCGCTTTTCGATGTCGGCTTTGCGAATCACTACAAAATCTTTCGATCCGTTCTTGTAGTGAGCAACAACATAGACAGCGATCAAAGTTTCCCATGACTGCTCTGCGTCAAGATCCGGTATGTGTGTAAGCACCGGTTCAGTACCTTCTACAACTCGAAACTCATCGGTTTCAAACACTGCCTTTGTGCGAAGCCGTACACCGTTACGTGCTGCCAGTTTTGCAAAGCCACGGTGCGATACCTGCCATTGTAGGCTCTTACCTCTTGGCAAAAGGTACACGTCTGGTAGTGGTCCTCCTGGCATGAGCCCGGTCATAGCAGACAGAGCAACAGCTTGAGCCACCGATGCGGGATCACATGAATACAAGCGATCGTTTGTTTGTGCTGCTTGCCGGAACGCCAGTGCCACTTGCCCTGCTGCGTTTGCTCCAGATTCTGTTCCCATCATTGTCTGAAGGAAATCAGACGCTTTTGTCTCGACGATTGATCGAAACTGATTGGCTGGATGAATTGCATTAGCCATTACTTCTCTCCTGTGTATTGAAACCTAAAGGTTCTTGTTGGTTCGCTCTCTTTTATATATTGCTTCGCGATGTTTGGATGATCTTGCTCAAAGCTTGCTCTATCAAATCGACTTCTCGGTTTTGACTCTGACCATGTTGCTACACCCGATATTCCGTAAGATGTTCCGATCATTTCTTTGATCTGATTTTCCAGGTGTTTTTTCTGCTTTTCGAGATCCGCATATTGTGCTCGAATGCTTTTCAACTTCTCAGCTAACTCAATGTGTGTGTCGAGTGGCTCGATAAACTCTTTGCTTTCCTGTTTGAAAAGCTTGGCCAGAGATTTTGAGCACGCATTTGATCCATCCACCTCTGGTGGTTTGCCTTCCTCAATGTGCTTTGTATACCATTCGCGAGCGAACCCTAATATTTTTTCTTCAAGTCGGGAATCTCTGTGAATCTTATACGATCGGTATTCATCCGATAGTGTTGCAAACGCTGCAAGGTCGCATCTTTCATCGCCTGTAACGGCCATCTGCCAAATACATTGTGCAGCGTAATACGGCGGAACATTACTGCTGTTTGAGTTACCCCAACGGTGATCAAACTTCCGAGTAGATTTGATCTCTAAAAGCCACGATACGTCATCTGACGAAACAAAAAAGTCTGGACGTGCGTGCATCCATGGCTCTGGCCCGATGATTGGGTCGGCTTCGTATTCTGGACCCTTCTTGATTGATACATTGTTAATGTTTGCATAGTGCGCGCCGATCGCTGGCTCCAGTATGTGACCTCTTGCGGTGGCCGCTGTGCTGGATGATTCAGTAAGGCCGTGTATTCGAGCCCATACGTCCCACGGACTACTCCATGGGGAAAGGCCAAGAATGGCGCCTATGCTGCTACTACCTATTGTTGGGATCTGTGTTTTCATTATTTTTCCGTTGTCTGCACACTGATACTATTTGTGCTATTGAGTGATGTCAATACCATCACTTAGATGTGGACACATTATGACCAAAACGGACATATTTTGACCGGAGAATGAGCATGGACATTAGAACTTTTAGAGAAAGTCATCCCGAAAGAAACACCCGATTTGCTTTTTGCCGTTGGATCAATGAAAAACTCGAACCACGGTCGCTGCACATTTCGGTTTCTTACCTTCGGGATCTTGAATCTGGTCGGTCCATTCCGTCGCTGGCTCTTGCGATTGCTGTCGAAGATATATCGAACAACTCGATTCGAGTACGTGACTGGCTTGGCTTAGCCAAAAGACAAAAAAACTAAGCCTCTGCTGGTTGAGTATGCTTTGTGGCATGAATCCAAGCCGCAAAGGCTTGAGCCAATGCAAACTCAACATTTAGAACGCTATGAAGTTGATCTGTATCTTTACCTGTACAGACTAAATCTCCATCATCGTCATAGATGTTCCATCCGTTCTTTTCTTCAACGATAGACCACCCAACAGGAAGCTTTTCGATAATCCTCATCATGTCAGCTACACCCGATTCTTGAGTAGAGACGATTTCTTTTTCGAGCCAATCCACGCATTGATCCAATATCGTCAACACAATCAATAACGACCGGATTTTTTTTGAGTGGATGGGGCCGCATGACCCTTCCGATCCTTTGCTGTATTCTACCAAGAGCCTTCGTCGGAGTCGTGAGAACAACGGTGTCGAGTGACGGAAGATCAAGACCTTCATCTGCAACAGTGGTCGCACATACAACTTGGATTTCCCGTTTATCGGCACGTTCAAGTACCTCCTGCCTTTGCTTTTTAGTCATCTTGCCCACTAATGGTTGCGCTTCGATATTTTGAGAACGTAGTGTTTCAGCCATCTTAATACAATGATCTACACGATCCGAAAGAACCAGTATTTGACGACCGTCTTCACACGCCTCCAAGATCCTGTTGAGGATCGTTGCATTTCTTTCGTGATCGGTGGTCATCTTGGTGATTAGCTTTGACCAATCAAGTCGTTGTGATGGTCCGATCCAGTTTGTGAAAAACCATTCAATACGTGGTGGTAGTACGTGGCCGCTTCTCGCAAGTTGCGCATTGGTAATCTCATACACGCTCGGCCCAAAATGCCACCAAAGAATGTTGGTTAGTCCGTCTGGTCGCTCTGGTGTTGCTGTAAGTCCAAGCCTGTATCTTGCGGGCATACAGAACATGACTGAGCAGAAGGTGTGTGCTGGTACGTGGTGCGCTTCATCAACGATGCAGAGTCCAAACTGCTTTCCGAATGCGTATCTTTGGTTGAATGACATTCTTTCAAGTGTCTGGAAAGTTGCGACGACAATCCGTCCAGAGTCGTTTTTCTTACCCGCGCCATACTGAGTAGCCTTTTCGTTGAGCATAGATTCAATGCGGTTCATCCATTGTACCGCAAGGTCATTCGTATGAACCAAAACCAACGCCTTAGTGTCAAACTCCGTCATGGCTGCAACACCGATGGCTGTCTTACCGGCCCCGCATGGTGCGATGATTACGCCATCACCGTCGTTTTTGAGCCATGAATCGAGCGCCTCTTGCTGGTATGCACGCAGGCTGAACTCATCATTCAAGTGAATCTTGTCGGCTGCTGGCGCAGTTCTAACGTCAACAAACGAAGCGATGCCCATGCTCGTCGCTGCTTTGCGTGGGATTGCCAAGCCACCGCCCCACGGGTGTTCGTGGGGGATTCTGTGACAGGCGTTGATGTGCTGGTCGGGAAGTGCGATGTACTTTCCTTGATTTCGTAGGCCCATCGCCATTTTGTATTCTGGATTTACCAGCCTAAATTGATTCAATATGTTTACTTCGTTTTCGTGACCGGGGGCCAAAAACAAGCCCCCACCCAATGCTGCCTTTGTCATTATGCTTCCTTACTTTTCATTGTCAGTATTTCACTTTTTGCCCAAATGTACTTACGTTTTCCGCCGAGCATCATTCTCTTCTTTTCATATTGCAACTCTCTAAGTATCTCTGCGATTCGCATTTCATCGCGTCGATTCATTCTTCCGCGCTCAATCTTCAATCCCTCTTCCATAATCAAAGTCATGGTGACGTAGCCACGCTGAAGCATCAGATAGTTTGCAATCGGCTCCATCCATGGGTCATCTTGTCGATAGATTTTACTGGAATCGTGTCGAGCAGTATCCATGTCTTTATCGAGATACCAAGTCTCACCATTCTTGAATGCAACGATTGCTTCTGCCCAAAGCTGATCTCGATTTTCTTTGATCCACTGAAGGTTTACCTCATTGACTTTGATCGGCCAATACCGACGAGATCCAGTCATATCATTGATGAACTGTGATTCGTTGGTTGTACCGGCAAACACAACATGTCGTTTTACCGTAATGGCGTGACGACCGTATGCTGGCCTGTAGTTGTCTTCTTGAGCACTGAGGAATGCCTTGGTAGCGCTGTTCGCTGAACGACGAACAGAGTCCAACTCTGCAACCTCATAGATCCATGCGCGTTGAATCTGTGAATATGAGTTTGGCGAGCCAATATCCAGCGGAGTGTCAGCAAAGAAGTTTTCTGTAGCCAGCGTTCGAAACAAGGTGCTCTTACCGGCACCTT